TATTTTAATTGTTTGGGACTCGGGTGGTCCTAAAGCAAAATGGTCAGCATCCATCTTCTTACGAAACGCACGGTTTCCGTCTTCCTTATCGGAGACGTTTGTGCAATAGTGTACATATTCGGCAATAGTATAGCCAAATTTTTCTTTGATATCTCTTAATGTAACTGGAGTATCTTCGACGACATCGTGTAGTATAGCTGCAGCTATCATTTCTGTTGTAGCTTCAACTTCTTTTTCTAAAATATCTGCAACATGAATTGGGTGAACAACATAAGGCTCACCAGTATATTTTCTGCGTTGATCGCCATGTGCTTCTATAGCAAACATTGTAGCGTCACTTATTACTTTCTTGTCTATCATACTTGTTATTATAACACGTTATTCTGTGTTTGTCAACCCTTAATGAATTGTTTGATTTCCATTCTCAAATAAAATATCTAACATATCTGCGGATTCTTCAACCCAACCTGATTTGACTATATCGACAACACTTGGAAATTCAGAGTCTGTCTCAACAGGTAATGCGGTTAACTTTTTTTGTTTTGCAGGAGCAAACATATCTCTTGCAAAAATTATTGCAGCTCTTTCAGTTTTAAAAGAACATGCTGTTGTTAAGTTAAATGGGTTGTTTGCAGCAAAGCATGCGAATACTCTGCCATCTCCTTCGTAACCAAGTTCTTCACCATCATATGTACCAAGGAATACGCCCATATCTTTATCAGCTAAAATGTATCTTCTCTTTTTCATGCAGTTCTGAGTATTTCTCCCTTACAGCTTTAAAATGGTCTAAATATTCGTTTGTATTAAATACGAATGTTTGTGGGTCATTATCGTCTACACCAATAAAAACAACTCCTTTGTTTACTTCTGTTCCAGTCATTTCAGTAAAAGCTTTTGCATAGAATGCTACTTGCATGAAATAACCTGTAATGTCGGATTCCTTTTTAAGCCTACGAGATGTTTTAAAATCAATTACTGCAAGTTCTCCTTCCCATTCTCCAATGCAATCTACTTGACCTGCAGTCTGTAGTTCGTCACTATAAAGAAAACATTCTTGGAACCAAACATTACTAATCTTGTCATCTAGTACTGGTTTCATAGAATTAAACATATACATGTTAGAAGGTTGTACACCTTCTTTCCAATCTTCTTTGTTATCTATATAGTTTTCACAGATTTTATGAACTGCAGTTCCACGCCTTGAAGCTTGAGATGATATGCGATTTGCAACATCTTCTCCTACTCTCTTACGCCATGCAATAATTCCTGCTTTACTTAAGATACTAAGTACTGTTGTTACTGAAGGATAAGCTTCACCCGTGGGGGTGAAATATCGTCTGCCTTCTTCTGTTGTTTTTCTTGTCAATTTTGGTAAATCAATACCATGTTCAAAATGCTTAAAAGCCATAATGTATTTTTCCGTTCTTTTGTTTTATCCTATATCAACTGTTCTGGAATCTCCTAAAAACATTTCTCTGAATGATTCTGCATCAGCCGCGACTTCAAACATAAATGTATATTCATCAGCTTCAACATCATAAGCGTGAGTGTAAGATTTTTCATCTATGTTACCTTGAGCCCAATCAAAATATTCTGATGCTCTTTGGTGTCCTCCGCCTACTTTCACTCTAAAGACCTGTTTGGTTAACCATTTTAGTCTATAGTCGTCTATTGTTTGTTGTATCATAATTATTTTACCTTAAAGGATTTTGGAGGACCGAAGTCCTCCCTGTAATCTCCTTTTATTTATTATGCGACTGCATAGTTTTGTGCACCATCGGTAATCTGACGCACTGTTCTAATACTTGTTTCTTTCGCAATAATATATTCTTTTACCAATCCGCTTCGTACGATATCTTCAATTCCAAACTTAATTACGCTGAAACTGTCGACTCTATTTAAAACCTTCGTAAAACTTTGAAGGCCAGAAATATCATTTCGATGTCGGTTACTTGCTAAATCATCTTGAGCTGTGTCACCACAGAAGATAATTTTACTAGTTTCACCAACTCGAGTGATAATACTATCGAGCTCGTGGTACGTCATGCTTTGACATTCGTCTACAATAATAATTGAGTTATCGAATGTTAATCCTCTCACAAATGATGAAGTCATAAACCTAACTTGATTTTTTTGCTTTAAGATTTCCCAAGCATCTCCTCTTCCGAATAAATCATTTACGATATCAGAATAAGGCGTAGCATATACAGCTTCTTTTTGAGCTTGTGAACCTGGCATAAAACCTTGTTCTCTTGTTTGAACTGCAGAGCGTACAATTATTACTTGGTCATATTCATCTTTGTTCATAATATCATTTAATCCTAAGTAAAGTGCACACATTGTTTTACCAGTTCCTGCTGTGCCAACCGCAGCTATATTATAGCCATTTCGATAATCAGAAAATAATTCCGCCTGAGTATCTGTGATTGGTTGAATGGGACGCATACTAAACTTCCGGTCTAGTGTTCCATTCTTAGTAGCAGTTTTTCTTCTCTCCTTTTGCGAGATACGACGTTTGTTGGACATATACAATCTCCTTGTTGATGGAAGATAAATTTCTATTTCCAGTCATTTATCTTGTTTCCTGTGTAACTTTTGTTTTGTTTCATAGACGAAAGTATATCACGAAAACCTTGGTCGGGTTTCATTCGACCAAGTCTTGCGGCTTCAATCACGGGGGTTGTCGCAGTATGTATTTGTTGTATGTGAGGATTATCTTTGAGGTAAGATTCTCTATCCGAGAGTTTTAGAATTTTCTCGAAGGTTTCACCTGTGTCGGTGTTTTTAAATTCGTATGTTGGCATTAACTAACTATCCAATTTATCATAAGTTTATTTATTATGAGCCGGTCACCATTTCGTAAATTTCTTTCCAATTTTTTACTTTTGGAATGGAATCGTTTTGGTAATTAGCATTAAATAAATGTTCAATAAGTACTGACCTGAGTCCTAAGTCATAACCACATTCTGCATTCAGTGGTTTATCTTCGACCCAAATACAGCCACTATCTTTATAAGGTAGTAGGCCATCATCTTTGTCAGCTCCACAATCCAAACAAACTATCTTTTCAAACACAGCTGGTCCGAAAAGTTTTTCTAAGTTTTGTTGTCTCAGTTTTCCAGCATAATAATCAGTGCTTAAGCTGGTGATACAATGAAAAATAAATCCTTCATCGTGTAATCTTTTAACGTATTTGATTGCATCACGCAACCCTGGTAAAAATCCAATCCTTGCTGATTCATTGAATTGTCTTACCAATTTTCTACTTTCTTCTTTTGTTATACCGAAAGTTTCTGCTACATCGTAAACACCTTCTGTTGCAACTTCGTAGCCGTTTTCTGACATCCATTTATAGAATGCGTATTTCCAATCTAGTAGTACTCCATCGCAATCTACTAGTATTAATTTATCTGTTCTATGGTCCATAATTTATCCTTTTTCCTATTCATTATTATATATTGTAACATGTTTTAATGTAAATGTCAACCCTTATTTGAATAGGCCCTCAATGTTATATGTGTCAACATACTGGTCAATCTCAGGCTCACCAGTCCACTTTATTTCTCTATTATAGGGATTATATTGGTCACCAGAAAAGTAATCTTCGTAACAAACCAGTTCTCCTGGTACTCTTTTATAAATCTCTGCCATAACATAATAATTTTCAGATAATTCACGAACAAGAGATTTTATAGACATTGTTGTTTTGGAATGAAACACTGGGTCATCTGGGTCCATTATAGCTTTATATGGTTCTTTTGTTTTACCATAACTTCCACTATGCAATTGAACTAATCGTTGAGTATATTCAGCTTCTGTAGCTCTATGATGTCTAGCTGTATTTGTGATAAATCCTGTATGGCCAAATGAGCCATCACGTCGGACTGCTAACCAACTTTTAATTTGAGCTTTAAAATCACGACGATAAAGGTAATAAACTTTATCAGCATGTTCTAAAATAGTTTGTATTTGAAATGTATCGATGTTTGTTTTGCCTTTAATCGTTTTAGCAAAATGACTTGGCATAATTTTATAACATGCTTTTTCTTTACCAATTCTTAATACATCAAATATGTTCCAGTTGTTATTCTCTGAAGCTTTAAGCCAACCAATTGAATATGGTTTCTCATGCGAAAACAATTCACCCTTGTATGGTAAATTATATTCTTCTGCTTTTTTCAATGTGAAACTTGTGCTTCCTGTTCTAAAATTAGTCAGGATAACTACGTTATTGGTCATACTTATCTTTAAGTCTTTGCTTACGTTGGCTTTGCTTTCGCTTATTTTTACGTTTTTCGTTTTGACGGTTTTCTTTACTAGGGTTTATTCCCCACCCGTCACCTTTGCGATACTCTTTAAATCGCTTCGGCATTGCTGCATTCCTTCTATCGCATATCCATAGGGGAGGTGAAAAGGTCTGGGAAAGCTTCTTCTAAAGTAGCTTTGGTTAATCCTTTAACCTTTGTGTGAGATAGCATGTTATTAGCTAACAGTTCAGCATCTTCATTGTCAATAGCTTCTAAAAGACTAATAAACAACTCTTCTCGCTTTACTGCTTTCATGTCATCATAACCACCGCCTTTAAAGAATATTTTTAAACGTCTTGTTTCTCTATAAAGCATAGTTTTTGCTTCATCTTCAAATTCGTTTGGTTTCCAAGGTGGAGGGCTATCGGGTAAAAGAAACTCAATAGTTTCATCGTAAATTAAACGAAGTACATTACGAAAAGGTACGTTATCGTTTTTACGTAGCCATGCTACTTTATCTGCTT